AGGCCGCGCTATCAATAGAGGGCCGTGTAGGCTATCAGAATATCTATCTATGGGGGTCGTACTCGCAGGAGACTAGCTGGAGGATGTCGGGGCAGGGTGCGGGGGATATGAGCCCCTATGCTTTCGGGTTGGGCTATGATCAGGGAACAGTCTTCATTGAAATAGGGTATGGCGACCCTAACTTGGATATTAATGATAATGTGACAAGGGAAGTGGTCACCGAACAATTGAGGCGGAACCATGTGTGCCAGAATTGGCAATCATACTGTAACTTCACTGAGGGTGGGGTGGCAAACTTTGATAACACTGAATACTCTCTGGATGCGGGGGTGGTACTAAAGATAGGGATTCACACGACTATCAGCAAAAACATCAGTGTCTACGGTGCATTACAAGCTGTACAGTATAAAGAATCGCTTGCTGGGTGGGACGGTGATACCAAGGCTCACGATTGGTGGCAGGAGACCAATAATATTAGCGTCTATTCACTGCAGGTAGGCATGTTGTGGCGGTTCAATTAGGAGAGGGCAAGTAATGTTTACTGAAGCGTACAGAGAGGCACAAAGAAACCTGAATAGGATAGCAAGGGGATTACTTGACTTGATGAGCACTGCGAAACCAGCACGGCTTATGACAGATGAGGCCAGAGCGAACATACAGGCAGACTCAGCCAACTGGCATCCCAACAGATGCTACGATGAGTTCGGTAGGCACATTGCACCACGAAAGAATTGGTATCCAATAGAAGGGGAGAGTGATGATTGAAATAAAGAAGTGGCCAGAATACGCTATATGTCCTGAGTGTGGAGAACCAATGGTTACTAATGGGACCGGCCAGACCTTGGTTGGATATTTCTCACCTCCTGGGCATAAGCACGACGATAATTGTCGTTCCAGAACCTATATGTGCGCAAACAAGCATGCTAGGCGCGTGAGTAAGCAGAACTCTTGTCCTGCGTGCGACTGGAAAGGAGTAAGTACCTGTTTTTGCCACGATGGTGTAAAGCTGGAGTCGTGGCCAAAAGATGGAGAGATCGTAGATGTATTTGACTTAGAACTATATGAGGCAGGGCGAAATGAAGTGGATTAGCGTAAAAGATAGATACCCTGAAGATGGTGAGTATGTATTCGTTGCCATAGATTACCAGTATCCAGGCGAAGGTATTAACTACGACTTTATGCAATACGTAGCGCCCGACCCCAAAGACATATTTTTTGATCATACATTTGTATCAAGCAAAGGGTTTCTGGGTGCCAACGAGGTTACACACTGGATGAAGCCTGAACCACCAGTAAAGGTAGGATGAGAAATGAACAACACAAACGCACAATTATTTTTACATGCTCAAGCTGAACTGGTAAGGGTTGAAGGTATGAAACAAGAAAACAAAGCTCGGGAACACAGAATGGAGTCACCGGCCTATACTGAAGATGATTTTGAGCGGTCGGCCTGTACGATTGAGGGATTTGCTCAGGCGTTTTATTTTGGGACAGACTAATGAACAATACAGATGCTCAAAAGCAATGGCCAGACTACGCTAGGCTTAATGAGCTTAATGAGAAGTGGGAAGAAATGGTACAAGTGCACATAGAAAGTCGGTTCGCAGATATCATTAGAGAGCACCCATTATTTGTAGGTGTTGAATTGTATGGTGCCATGAGGCCGATGCCGCAAGAGATTGGTTCATTGTCAGCCACAAAGAAGGTTCAGTCGGGTGATTCGTTCCCGTTACTTGATAGGACGGCCCGAGTATATACGGAAGAGCATATACATGGGCAAGATAACGCGATTAGAGTCTTCTTGCTGAGTGATACAGCGACTGAAGTGATAAATTCTGACAAGGGAAGAAAGGGTAATGGCAGCACCAAAGACCAAGAAAGCTAAACCCGCTGCAAAGCCTAAGAAGGCCAAGTCTACTTCAAAGTCCAAGAAGAGCAAAAAAGTGGAGGCTCCAAAGGAGAGGCCCAAGTTTCCGGTTGGCAATCGCTTCTGGCAAGTAAGAGCTAAGCATGGGAGGGACAAGATATTCTCCAGTCCACAGATGCTCTGGGACGCTGCGAGTGAATACTTTGAGTGGGTTGAAACTAATCCTCTATGGGAGGGAAAGGTAGCTCAGTACGAGGGATGTCCTGTCGAAATGCAGATACCCAAGATGAGAGCAATGACTCTTGTTGGGTTGGCAAGATTCCTGCATATAGATCGAGACACATGGTATGCGTATGCTAGGCATAGCGATTTTTCCGACATCTGCAAGGTAATTGAGGATATTATCTATGATCAGAAGTTTGTTGGCGCTACTGCGGGGCTGCTGAATGCCAGTATTATCCAGCGAGATTTGGGGCTGGTTGATAAGAAAGAACTGAGTGGTGATGCTGAGAATCCTATAGTTACCAAGACCATTGATGAGACTATGGACCCAAAGGCTGCGGCCATCATCTATCGGGCACTGATGAAAGGCGCGGTGGATGGAGATTGATTATCGAAATCCCGATTACACACCAATATTTGCGGCTCGGGCAAGGCTCCTTAAAAAGATTCGGTCGGACCCAGCACTGCTCACAGCACTAAAAGTACACTATGCAACAAACCCCTGGGATTTCGTGTCTGACTGGGGAATGACTTTTGATCCCAGGAATATAGAGAAAGATCTTATCCCCTCCATGCCATTCGTGCTATGGGAAAAACAACGAGATTATCTTCACTGGCTATACGACAAATGGCGTAGTGGTGAGCGCGGGTTAGCAGAGAAGTCCAGGGACTGTGGTGTTACATGGCTGTCCGTGGGCTTTGCTGTATCGATGTGGTGTTTTGTCCCAGGCTTTACTACTGGATTTGGTTCCAGAAAAGAAGAGCTGGTTGATAAGCGGGGTGACAGCAAGAGTATCTTCGAGAAGGTCCGGTTCTTCATTGAGAATATCCCAATAGAATTCATGCCTCCAAGTTATGATCCGCGAACCTGTTCGGCTCATATGCGGATTGTCAATCCCGATACGGAGGCCGCGATCATTGGAGAGTGCGGTGATGAGATCGGTCGTGGTGGCCGGACATCAATATATCTGGTGGATGAGGCTGCATTTATTGAGCATCAAGACAAGGTTGATGCTGCGCTGTCTCAGAATACCAACTGTCAGGTAGATATTTCTACTCCCAACGGTAATGGTAATGCGTTTTACAAGAAGCGACAGAGGTTTAATGGCACCTCACGGATCTTTATCTTCGATTGGCGCGATGATCCACGAAAAGATGATGCGTGGTATGCGAAGCAGCAAGCAGAGCAGGACGAGGTTGTCGTAGCGCAGGAAATTGATCGAGATTACAATGCGTCCTCTGAAGATGCCTTTATTCCGGCCAAATGGGTTTCCGCCTGTATCGATGCTCACAAGGTACTTGGGTTTAGCCCTGTTGGTATTCGGGCCAGCTTCTTTGATCCTGCCGATGTTGGGGATGCAAAAGCGATGGTCAACCGATATGGATCTGTCGTGATGGAGGCTAAGCAGAAGAAAAAAGGAGACATCACTGACGCTATACCATGGGCATTTGATACCGCTGATAGCTTCAGGGCAGACGTTCTAGGCTACGATGGCGACGGGATGGGCTCACCGACCATGAAGCTGGCGTTGCAGCACAGGGCGGCAGGGCGGATGCGTATCGAGGCTTATCATGGGTCTGGCGAGAAGTTTGAGGGTGAGGCCAAGTATGGTGGTGGTGATCCAAAGGATGATCAACTAAAGACTAATGATGATACTTTCGTAAACTATCGTGCGCAGACTTGGACATGGCTTAGAGATCGGTGCCACAATACCTACGATGCGGTAAATCTAGCCAAGTCTGGAAAGATGATCAATGTAGACCCAGAAACCCTTTTCAGTATTAGTACAGAATGTGAAGACTGGGCAGACCTCCAGGCAGAGCTATCCAGGCCAAAGCGGATATTCACCCCCAATGGGAAGATCAAAGTGGAAGCGAAGGAAGCTATGAGGGCAAGGGGTGTTGATTCCCCAAACCTTGGTGATGCATGTGTTGGGGCTATGAGTCTTCGCGTACCGGATGGAAGCAAAAAGCCGAAGCCGAAATTCAAACATGGTCGTATTCGCGACCGAATGGTGGGGATGTGATATGGATAGATCAGCGTGGCTGTCAGAATGTCAAAAATACCGCTATACCTTGGCCAGAACATGGCGCAAAAAGGGATTGTTGTTCGCTTACTTCGGCATAAACCCATCAACAGCAGATGCAAATATCGATGATGCCACGGTTAAGAAGTGGATTGGTTTTACTGAACGCAATGGAGGGCGGGGATTTATTGTAGGGAATGTTTTTTCATACAGAGCAACTAATGTTAAAGAATTGGCCAAATGCCACAATCCCACCGGAGGCATGGCAAACGCAAGTCATATCCTAACAATAATTAAAAAGGCTGATGTTCTGGTTCCTTGCTGGGGTAATGCATCGAAGGTTCCCGCTCATCTTAGACATAATATATCGGATCTCATGTCGTTGCTGATAGAGTCTGGGAAACCAATTAAAATATTTGGTAAGACCAAGAGTGGCGACCCGAGGCATCCATTAATGCTTAGTTATAACACCCCATTAATTGGCCTTCAGGCAAAACCATCAAGCGATCTGCAATACGAACAAAACAAAGCAAAGTTCGGCGCTCATCGGGCGTTCGAGCTGGGATCTGAGGGAGAGTGATACTGCTTGAAGTTACCGGCAACATATGGTAGGGTGTCGGTGTTATTTACGGGGAATGGAGGATAGACAAATGTACGTCACTATAAAGAACCTGAAAGAATGGCAAGCTTGCACCGATGGCTATGAAAAGGTCATTAAAGTTCTTGGCCGAAAGTACGGGGACGAAAAACCAATTAATCTCACAGATATCCTGAAGCATCCATCATCTACTCTTGATGATGTGTTCTGGCTTATTTCCAAAATGGAGTTAACGCCAGACCAAGAGCGAGATTTTAGGCTGCTTGCCTGCGGTTATGCTGAGCACGTATTGCCAATCTTTGAAAGAGAGAGGCCCGATGATGCCCGTCCACGCGAATGCATAGAGGTTGCGAGGCGCTATGCTGTCGGAGAGGCTACAGAAGAAGAGAGGGCCGCTGCTGGGGACGCTGCTAGGGACGCTGCTTGGGCCGCTGCTAGGGACGCTGCTGGGGACGCTGCTGGGGCCGCTGCTAGGGCCGCTGCTGGGGCCGCTGCTGGGGCCGCTGCTGGGGCCGCTGCTTGGGCCGCTGCTGGGGACGCTGCTTGGGCCGCTGCTTGGGCCGCTGCTGGGGA